CTCTGGCTTCTAAGTTTGGTGTCTCCGATTCTGTCGAATCCGTTGCAAAAGCGATTGCTGGTGATCCACAGGCGGCTCAAAAACTTCAAGAACTGGAGTTAGAGTACGCAAAACTAGATGCCGCCGACAGAGATTCTGCCCGCAAGAACGAACAGGCTTTAGCCACAAGCGAGCACACACCCCTACTCAATAAGTCCGTAACGCCTATTTTGGCTATTGTGGTAGTGATTGCATGGGGGCTCATCCAGTATCACTTATTGACTCACGTTGTGCCTAATGAGATGCGTGAGATTATCATCCGTGTATTGGGTACATTAGATGGCGCGTTAGTTATGGTATTAAGCTACTATTTTGGTGCAAGTCACAAACACTAACATGCAGCTCTCAGAACACTTCACCCTAGAAGAAGCCACGTATAGCGAGACTGCTATACGCATGGGGATCAACAACCAGCCCGATGAACGCCAACTGGCAAACATGAAAGCGGCGGCAGGGCATTTGGAGGAGGTGCGTAATGTCACAGGCGCTCTTCGTGTTAATTCTTGGCTACGCTTGCCCGATGTTAATGTGGCTGTTGGTGGCTCTAAAGTATCCAGTCACATGGACGGGTGGGCTATTGATTGCTCTTCTTCTGCTCATACTCCTTACGAACTATGTCAGCTTGTTTTGAAGGCAGGAATTAAGTTTGACCAGATGATTCACGAGTATGGTCGGTGGATGCACATATCCTTTGCGCCTGAGATGCGTCAGCAAGAGTTGACAATCTTTAAGCCAGAGGGAAAATACAAGTCAGGCATCTGGACAGAAGCCCAATACCATACAAAGTAATATGCCATTACAAAAAATACAACTAAAGCCCGGCGTTAATCGTGAAAACACGCGCTATACAAATGAAGGTGGTTGGTATGAATCTGACAAGGTACGTTTTCGTCAAGGCACGCCTGAGAAAATTGGTGGGTGGCAACGCATTTCTTCTGCTACTTTTTTGGGTGTCTGTCGTTCTTTGTGGAACTGGATTACGCTGGCTTCTTTGAATCTGCTGGGAGTAGGCACTAACTTAAAGTTCTACATCGAGAGTGGCGGTGCTTATAACGACATCACGCCGACACGAGTAACTAACACCCTAACCAACCCGTTTACTACGGCTACATCCACTAACACCGGAACAACCACAAAAGTCACAGTAGCCGATGCTAATGGCGGTTTTATTAACAATGACTACGTCACGTACTATATTCCGGGGGCGGCATCCGTTACGTTTAACGGAATCACTATTACAAGTAACACCCAATATCAGCTTACCTATGTGAGTGCTACTACATACACCATATCCGTTACAGGTACAGCCAGCGCTAGTTCTGCTGGTGGTGGAACAATTTACGCAGTCTATCAAGTTAATACTGGCCCTTCTTACAGCGTGCCGTTAACGGGTTGGGGGTCTAGCACTTGGGGGTCAGGTTCTTGGGGTATTGGCACCACAACAACAGACGCGCTTCGCATATGGAACCAAATAAATTGGGGGCAGAACCTGCTGTACGGACCTCGCGGCGCACCACTATATTACTGGGACGCTATACAAGGCGTAACTGGGCAGGGAGTGACTATGACAATTGCTACCCCTTGCGTGGTGACTTCTGCTGTGGCTTTCTCTGACGGCACACCTATTACGCTTTCTACAACGGGGTGGTTACCGACGGGATTAGTTCCGGGCGTTACTTACTACACCAAGTATATTTCAACCTATACATTTAACCTTGCGGCTACATCAGGTGGGGCATCCATAAACACAACTGGTACGCAAAGTGGTACACAAAGAATAGCCCAGCGTGGAGTATTGCTGTCTTCCTTAACAGGCTCGGATGGCTACACCCCACTATTTCAAAATACATTTACTGTGTCAGATGCTAGCCGGTTTGTGCTTGTCTTTGGTACAAATGACTACGGAAGCACTGTTCTTGACCCCATGCTGATCCGTTGGTCAGACCAAGAATCTTTGACTACATGGTATCCCGCAATCACCAACCAAGCAGGCAGTGTGCGGTTATCTCATGGCTCCAAGATAGTTACCACTGTGCAAAGTCGTCAGGAGATTTTGGTTTATACAGACCAATCAGTTTATTCTTTGCAGTACCTTGGACCTCCATTTGTGTGGGGGACTCAGCTTCTTGGTGACAACGTATCAATTGCGGGACCAAATGCCGCAACGCTTGCATCCGGAGTTACCTATTGGATGGGCGTAGATAAATTCTATAAGTACGACGGACGGATTCAAACTTTGCGTTGCGACCTGCGCCAGTTTATTTATAGCGACATCAACCCCCAACAATACGACCAAGTATTTGCCAGCACCAATGAAGGTTTTAATGAGGTGTGGTTCTTCTATTGTTCTGAAACTTCTACGACAGTAGACAGGTATGTGGTGTATAACTACTTTGAAGATGTCTGGTACTACGGCACAATGGCTAGAACCGCATGGCTTGATACTGGGCTGCGCAACTACCCGTTGGCGGCAACATACAGCTACAACGTCGTCAACCAAGAATACGGCGTTGATGACAACGAGACAGGTACAACTCTGCCTATAGAGGCGTCCATAACATCCGCCCAGTTTGATATTGGGGATGGGCATAACTTTGCGTTTGTCTATCGCATGATTCCTGATATGACATTCCGTGGCTCTACAAGCGGTACGACTCCCCAAGTAACTATGTATTTGCAAGGGCTAAACAACTCTGGTTCTGGCATAACGCAGACAGGTAACGCTAATGTGACTTACTCAGGGTCAGCTCCCGCCGTTATTAACGTAGATCAATTTACAGGTCAGTTGTATATTCGTGTGCGTGGGCGTCAAATGCAGATGAAGATTACCTCTAACAGTATTGGTGTGCAGTGGCAACTTGGCGCTCCTCGTATCGACATCAGACCGGACGGACGTAGATGAGTTATATCGTCACATCAAAATTTGAACTCAACCGCGCAGTTCAACCGCGCCTACCTGCGGCTACGCTTGAGTACGATATTAACTACATAAACCAGTTAAACAACGTTTTGCGGTTGTATTTCAACCAGATTGACAATATCTTAGGCCAACTTAGTACGGCTAGTGGAGTAATCCCAGCGCTTACTGTGTATACAGTAGCTACGCTACCCAGCGCGGCAACTTCTGGTGTGGGGGCTAGAGCCTTTGTATCGGACGCTTTGGCTCCCGCATTTGGCTCAACGGTAGTTACTGGAGGCGCTGTAAAGGTGCCTGTTTATTCCGACGGAACTGTTTGGAAAGTTGGGTGAACATGATAAACTCGATTAACCCCCTATTTATGAGGCAAAAATGAGCCTACAACTTGCTGCCCAACATATAGCCCACAAAGGTCGTGGACCTGACACTACGCTTGTCCACATGTCCCGTGATGAGGTAAAGAGCCTTAACGACTTGGCTATGGCACATGGGGGTCAACTAACAATAAACCCTGAGACTGGCCTGCCCGAAGCGGGCTTCTTATCTGCTATCTTACCTTTAGTGGCGGGTGCGGCTTTGGCTTCTACTGGCGTTGGCGCTCCTATGGCTGCAATGATGGTTGGTGGTGGTAGCTATTTAATGAACCCAAACAAAGGATTAATGGGCGCTTTGTCCGCAGGTATGGGTGCGTATGGTGGATACGGTCTAGGAGAAGGTTTGACAAGTTTAGGTGCTAATTCAGAAGCAGGGCTTACATCAACTGGTGCTTCTACCGACTACGCTGCACAGAACGCCGAAACTATAAAGAATGCACAAGCGTTCGAGCAGGCAAAACTGGCACAGAACGCCGAGGCTGTTAAAGCCGCGCAAGCACAAACAGACTTATATTCAGATTTTGGCCCTAGAGGGGAGTTTACAAACGCAAGCGCGCCACTGCCTACTAGCCCCGGCGGTATGGAAGTCGCAGCTTCAACTCCTGCTCGACCCCCTATTGGCGCTGACTATGAGCAAGTAATACCAAAAGATAGCCTGCTTCGAAACCCACTGACTGAAAACCAACTCGGGCAATCAGCTACTGGGTTTGATACGATGAAAAGAGGCGCTCAGTCTTTAGTTGATAACCCAACAGGAGATAAGCTTAAGACATTGGGTGGTGGAAGTTACATGGGGCTTGCCCAAAAAGGTCTAGCGGCGGCGGCTCCTGCACTAGCTCAACCAGCAAAATTTAATATGCCTGCGGCTACTAGCCAAGCACCTATTGCACCACGATATAAATTTAGTCCCGGAATGGCAACGCCGACTCCAGCGGCTGGTATTACTGGTACAGAAAATACATACTTTAGGCCTAAATACAGTGCAATTAGTGCAGATGAGGCTAGAAATATTTATGGTTTTGCAAGCGGTGGCACAACTTATGACCCTAAAACTCAACGGTATACAAATACAGGCGGGATTGCCGACGCATACAGACCAGAAAATACTGATGTAAATTTTTATAACGATAGCCCCGGCCCCGGTGCGGGCGGCGGCCCTGCCGCTGCTTCTGATTCTTCAAGTTCTACTGGTTCTCCGACAGGTTCAACAATGGGAGATATTGGCTACGCCATATCTAATCAATCTATTTCTCCAGTGGCAGCGGCGATTGCTTCTGCTGTGATGGATGCAACTTCACCCACTAGCGTAACTTCTGTTAACGCTACGAATGGTATGGATGTAGCAAGTGACCAAGCTACCGCTACTGGAGCAAGTTCTGCCGCTGGTGCCGCTGGCCCTGCTGGTGAAAGCTCTAATGGCATGGGTAGTGATACTGCTGGCGAAGGAAGCTCTTCTAGTGATGGTGGTAGCAGCTCTAGTGGTGGTGGCGATGGTGGTGAAGCCCGTGGTGGTTTGTCTCCGTTATTTAAACATCACATGGCAACAGGAGGACTATCTAATGCTCGTTACAACCTTGGTGGCTATTCTGATGGTGGACGTCTTCTTCGTGGGCCCGGTGATGGCGTTTCTGACTCTATTCCCGCAGTAATTGGTAAAAAACAACCTGCACGTTTGGCTGACGGTGAATTTGTAGTGCCTGCACGTATCGTTTCTGAAATCGGCAACGGCTCAACTGAGGCTGGCGCACGCAAACTCTATGCAATGATGGACAGAATTCAAGCCGCCCGTAGTAAGACTGTGGGTAAAGGCAAAGTTGCAAAGAATACCCGTGCAGATAAGTATCTGCCAGCATGACAACAACTTATCACTCTGAAGACCCCGCCGAGTTTATTGAGGCACTAAGAGGAATCCTGCCTGAACACTACGAAGAGTTATGTGTTACCAAGGATTTCCCCCTACTGCCAGACTATGAAGCATATGGTCGTCTACAGGTTGCGGGGATGTTGCGCTGTATAACGGTTAGAGAGGATAATGCGCTTATTGGTTACGCTATATTTATAGTGCAACCTCATTTGCATTACAAGTCATGTAAGACGGCGTTTGAGGATATTTACTTTTTAAAGAAGGAATACCGCAAGGGTCGCTTAGGAATCCGTCTTTTCCAGTTTGCCCAAGACGAGCTCAAAAAAGAAGGTGTGAATCGCATAATCGTGCATACAAAAATTCACATGGATAATTCGCGTTTGTTTGAATACCTTGGTTATAAGTTGACCGATAAGTTATTCACAAAAATCTTGGAGCAGTCATGAGCTATTCACGTCGTCAATTAGAAGCACTCGGGGAACCGTTTGGTGACTCCGCAACCTATCGCAAAGCTGACGGTGGTTTAATCCTTGGGGGTGGTGGTTCTTCTTCGCCAGCACCTGCGTCATCTACTACGCAAACCCAAGACTTACCTGACTGGGCAAAAGGTCCTGCACAAGAGGTATTAAATAAAGGCCAAGCATTAACCGATACAAGCCAGAACCCATACCAAGCCTATGGTGGTAATCGGATTGCCGGGTTTACCCCAATGCAGCAACAAGCGCAACAAGGTGCTGCAAACATGCAAACTGCACCTCAGATTGGTCAAGCTACTGCCGCATCAGTTGGCGCAGGTCTTGGTGGGTTTGACGTAGCTAATCAGGCATCTACAGGCGGATTCCAGAACCAAGTTGGCGGGTACATGAACCCGTACATGAACCAGATTTTGGCTCCTCAGTTAGCCGAAGCTAATCGCAACTATGACATTAGTGGTGTAAACCAGCAGGCTAAAGCTACTCAAGCAGGGGCGTTCGGGGGTTCCCGTGGTGCAATCATGGCTGCGGAGAACGAGCGTAACCGTAATATGGGACTAAACCAGATTTATGGTCAGGGCCTAAATACAGCTTTTAGCAACGCACAAAATCAATACAACCAAAACTTGCAGAACCAACTTGCAGGTTATGGCATGGTTAATCAAGCTGCCGGTCAATTAGGTAACTTAGGGACAAGTCAATACCAGCAAAACATGGGTATTAACCAACTGCAAAATCAGTATGGTGCGCAACAGCAAGCACAAGAGCAACGAGGTTTGGATGTTGGATATCAAGACTTCCTCACACAGAAGAATTACCCATACCAACAGCTCAGCTTCATGTCCAATTTGATTCGTGGCACGCCTATGGGTATGAATCAACAGTCTCAAGTCTATCAAGCTCCTCCAAGCACTGCACAAACTTTGGGTGCATTAGGTCTCGGTGCTTACGGTGCAAGCAAGTTGTTTGCAGAGGGTGGTTCGGTAAAAACTTACGCAGGCGACCAAGGTTCAGTAACTAGCGAAGACAATGTCAGAAGCATCTCTAAATTCCTACCAGCAAACCAACTCCCTGCTTCTTATCAGATGGCGGCGGCTCGTGGAGACATGGATGCTGAAATTGCTCTGCAAAAGCAAATGGCGGAGAACAAACGCCTATCAGAGAACGCTACTATCAACCGTGGCTTAGGCAGCGCATTTAACGCGTTGCCTCCTGAGACCCAAGACGGTGTAGTCCGCGCCGCTGGTGGTGGTATTTTGGCTTTTCAAGACAGGGGGTTAGTTCCCTCAACCGATGCTGAAGATGAAGATGAAAGATTAACAGCTGATGATCGGGAAAGTTCACTTGGCTACACCGGTACCCCTTCACAACAGGCTATGGCGCAAGGTTTGCTATCTTCGCAGGCAAGGCTAATGAATAGCCCACAGTATGACCCACTAACCCGTGCGGGTAGACTTTCTGCACAAAAGCGGTCTTTTAACGAACTAAAAGAAATGGCTGGCCCTGATCCTTATGGCGCGCTCGAGAATCAATTAGCAGGGGATAAAGAAACTAGCGCTAAAGTTCTAGAACAAAACAAAGGTCTTGCTGCTTTACAGGCAATACCAGCCATTCTCCAAGGTAACAATGCAGCTCGTGGTTTTGGTGCTGGCGCAGGAATGCTTGGTGCTGGGCTTGGTAAAGCGGCTGAGGCCGACCGCGCTGAAAAACGCTATATTGGTCAGATGCAGTTCCATTTGGCTGATGCCAAGCGCAAGGAAAACATGGGTCTGTACGGCGAAGCCCGCAAGGATGTGCAAGATGCCGAGGTTGCAAGACTCAACGCAGTTAAAGAAGCTCGTGCTCGTGAAGCCGCAGTCGGTACTAACTTTGCTAAAGGTATTCAAGCCATGCGTGCCCCTGCTGGTAGTGCTGGCTCAGGTAAAATTGCGCCTCAAACCGAGGCATACCAGACTTACTATAAGTACTTTAAAGATTTGTACCCAGATCAGTCCGATACAGTGATTGGCAAAATGGCTATGGATAAAGCGCTTGAGATGAAAGCTCCGGGTTTACCCGGTGTTACTGCTCGCACCGAGGCTACTGCAGACGAGAAAGCCCGCGAGCGTACAGCCAAGCGCTTGCTTGTGGATACCGCATATAACGAGGCTCAGCGTAAAAAAGATAAAACTGGTATGGATACCCGCCGTGCAGAGATTCTGGCGGAAGAGCAAAAAGGTACTCCTGCACCTTACGAAATACCTCAGCCTCCACCCCCACCTGCAAAAGGCGGTGCTCCGAAAGGCGGTGCTCCAAAAGCGGGCGCGGCGATTACACCCGAAGCGTTTAATGAAAAATGGGCAACACTTAAACAAGGACAATCACTAGTCGGACCTAATGGCGTAACCTATACTAAGCAGTAATCATGGCTTGGACACCACCTTCCGATGCTGTAGTAGTGCAGCCTACAAACGATGCGCCCGTCGAAGGATGGAAACCGCCTAGTGATGCTGTAGCCGTTAAAGCTCAAGCTCCGGCATGGACACCGCCTACTGATGCAGTAGTTGCTGAAGCACCTTCTTCTGGTTCTCCTATGGGGGAAGATTTAGGTGCGGCAATCATGGGCGAGGCAGCACCCCGCTCACCAAAAACTTTTACTGGCAGTGTCTTTGACACCGAGCCGTTTAACCCTGCGCTATCCCCAGAAGAAGCCACGCGGTTATCTCGTCGTGCTTACGCCGAGCAGACTACAAAACCCGCCCGTCGACTACCACCAGAAATGACGCCGTCGCCAGAGTATGTGGGGCGTGACCGCACAGCAGATGAAGTTGCTCTTGATCTTACGGCGGCGCTATCTAAAGGCACTGCCGGTTTCTTTAAAGGTATCCTAAACAATCTTCCGGGAGACCCCGGCACCGCTTTGTTTGAAGGTATTGAACAAAGGGCTGAACGCGCTGTATCGCCAATAACAAAAGGATCAGAGATAGCACGTCAAGGGGCTATTTCTCGTGCGCAACAGCTAGAAGGCGAAGTAGGCGCGGCTAGAGCAACGTACCAAACTATGTTTACCCCTGCTGGTATGCAAGTCATAATGCAGGGCGCAGGTTCTATCATTCCGTCGGTTGGTTTGAGCTTAGTTGGGCTTAGTGCCAAAGCAGTAACTGCCGCTAATATGCTATCCAACGCTGGCGATGCGGCAGTTCAGTCGGCTGAACAACTGAAACAAATTTCACCGCAAGAGTGGAGCAAGAACGAGGTATATCGTAGTCTGCGTGATTCGGGGCTATCGCACCGCGATACTGTAAACATGCTCGCCCCAATATACGCTGTTCCTTCGCAAGCATTTGGCGCTATTACTGGGGCAATATCTGGTTCAACTGGTCTTGAGAAAGCTCTTATTGGTGGGGCTAAAAAAGGTTTGCTATCTTCCGCTAAACGCGCTGGTGCCGAGCTGCTTGGTGAAGAAGTTGAAAGCGTCGTACCTCAGTTTGTTGGTAACTTGGTTGCTAGTACTATCGACCCCAAGATTACTGCTACACAAGGGCTTGGACAGACTGCAGTTGAGACTGCGTTTGGCACACTACCCGGTGCATCTCTAGCTGCGTTACCTTCTAAGAGAACCAACGCTTTAAATTCGTACGCGCAAAGCAAGGGCTATGCTGACGTACAAGACATGATTCGCAAGGTTGTCCCTACTGCTGGTCGCAAGGCAGTTGAAGAAGAACTTATTGATGCGTTAGATAGAGAAGCAGATGAGCGCGAAATAGCCGACCAAGAAGCCGCCGCCGAGCGCGAAGCAATTCAAGCACCTCCAGTTGAGATAACTCCACTAGAAGGCCCAGAGCCTCCTGATATCTTTAAACCTCCAGTAGACGGAATACCAACGCCTACCAAGCCTACGCCTACACCTGCGCCCGTAGAAGAATCACTGCTTGGTGCAATGGATATAACTGATCCACAGAAAACCCCAATGTTTAAGTACATAACTGGGGTAAATAAAACGCTGGATAGTTTTTACAACAATTTATATAGCAAAGACCCATTACAACTACCAGATGACCTTAGAACTACACGTTATATTTTAGACGGCGTTAACGATGCCATGTCTACTATTCAAGATCGTTTGGTAAATTGGGATCACCCCGCTATTACTGGCGCGACTGAATCCGACCGCCGAATGGGGAAAGCAAGAGCAACTGCGGAAGAACGCGAACTTCTTAGCGCTGCTAGTAATCTAAGCGCTATCGGCACTAGGCTTGCTAACCAATCAATGGCTCTCTATAAGGGCTACAAAGGTAAAAAAGCAGGTAGCCAAGCAAAGATTGACGCTGCAGAAAAAGAACTCCAAAAAGAATTTGCTCATGCTATTAACCTTTTAGATGCGCGTGGTCTTTTAAGCGAAGAAGAATCTAAAGAATGGCGGGCTACACGGGCGGCTATGCCACAAGAAGCACTCCCAGAGCCAAAGGAAAGAATTGATGAGTTATTAGACGAGCGCTATCCATTTTTAGCTGAAGAGCCACCACAACAGGTGCCAGTCGATAAGCCTGCACCGATTACAGATTTATTTACGCCTGAGACACCAGAAGATTCAACGACACCTAAACCTGTAGAAGACAAGCCCTACTTTGGTAGCGAAGAAATCAATGCTCTCGGCGACAAAATTAAAGATGCTATTAACACCATTACAAACGATTTTATGGTCGGTGACTTAGTACGCTACGGTAATACAAGCGGCACGGTTATTGGTACTGACGATACACATGTGAAATTGCATCCTGATGGGGCTAAGTCTCCAAAGGCGTTTTACCGCGTGCCCAAAGCCCGCGTTGAGCTTGTTGCTAGACCTGACACCACTTCTAAGAGTGCTGCTATGGCTATGTCTGGCGAAGATAAGAAGTTTGGGTCTGAGCAAGGGAAGCTCAACGCCGACATGGGCGGCTTAATTCAGTTGCTTGGCGCAAACATGTATGCGGCAAGTATTGCCGAAGTAACCGTAAAAGAATTACTGCAAAACTCTTTCGACGCAGTAAAGGGTGCTGTATCTAGTAAGAAAGCCCCATCGCTCTATAAGCATGGTGAGATTACGATTACTTTTGATGATAACGAGCGCACTATTACCATACAAGATAACGCACGAGGTATGACACCTGAGATTGTGCGTGATGCGTTCTTCACAGTTGCAGGTTCAGATAAATCTGACTTAGCCCCGGAAGATAGAAGCGGTGGTCTTGGTCTTGCAAAGATGGGTTTCATGCTTGGCGCTGAGCGCTTAATTCTAAGTACCGTACGTGATGGCGTACGTGTGACTGTAGATACTACATCCAAGGATATTGCTAACAGCAAATTTCAAATTGTTAAAAAGCCTGCACCCAAAGGTGAGCATGGTACGACTGTTACCGTTAAGATTCCTGAGTACTACGTTGATCCAAAGACTGGCGAGAAGAAAGATATCTATTTCTCCGCTAACCCAGAATACTACGACGTCTTAGAAAAGCCTTTAATTGGCCCTGTTACTGTAAAAACAATACGCAAGCGTACGTTTGACAGTGAAGAAAAAACACTTCCAGTTGGGTTAGATTTCCCTGCGGATAAGTACTTACCATTTAAGGTTAACTTTAATTGGGGCAGTGCTGATATCTACTTTGCTAAAGAACGAAATTCGGGCCCTTCCTATTCAATAAAACATCAGGTTTTATCGTCTGGCGTGTATCAGTTTAATGCTGAGTTTAAATTAGGCGACGAAAGAATCCCCTATGACATTATTGTCAACATAAAACCTAATGTAGAGGCTAAGCACCCAGACTACCCATTTGAAAATAGCCGGGAACGCTTTAAAAAGCGTTTAGAAGAAGACATTACTTCAATGGGCGCATACCTTGCGCAGATAGCGCATGGCAATGAAGCTGCTGATCTACAAGAAAACTTTAAAAACATCGTATCAATGCCTCGCGTTGATGTTGGGCAAGACATTGCTGATACCACTAATAAACTGCAGAAATCTTTTGATCGCAGGGGCATAGTGGAACGCCGTGAATTACCGCCAATGCCGGGAGAAGTATGGGTTACAGGTCCTTTAGTTGTAACTGATGGTGGTAAGGTACTTGCTGACACTGCTAAGGAAGCAGAGAAACAGACTAAAGGGTCGTTTCAAGCTGAGCAAGCTGCGCCTGAGATGGAGGATTTCTTGCTAAACATGGCGCAGAATCCAAATCAGCCAATCTTTCACAACAATACCAACGTAGATTTCTTAGAAATCGGTCGTCAATACGGAAAACCGGAACGATTCTTTGCCGAACTCGGCACAGTTATGGTTGAGATGAAAGAGGCACTCGCCAATAGTGGCATGTATGGCTACGACAAACTCAAGCCAGAAAACTTGTTCTTTGGTGGTGTCTCTATAGATAAGAAGTATGGCGGTGTGCATATCAAAGTACCGTACAAGGCGGTGCTGATTAATCCGTTCTACGACTTTGGCGCTAAGACTTTGTTTGGTGCCCGCGAGTATTTGTGGGAAACTATGACGCACGAGATGGCTCACACAGGTGACATGGGTCACGGCGTAGGTCACAACACGCACATGTTAAAAGTGCGTCAATATCTTGCAGATGAAGGTTTAGCAGATTACTTCCGTGACGCGCTCATGGAGATTTTGACTAAACACGAGTCAGCTTTTACAGCAATGAGGGAAGCATATGGACGATCAACAACTAAAAACACTGCAAAGTCTCTTGAGGACTACGGAAAAGGTTCCGCCTCAGCATCGGATGGAAGCGCTACAAGTCGCAGCGAGGACTCAATTCGGCCTCTACCAGCAGGAAGGGGATCAGGAGGGTATGGCGATATACGAGCCGCTAGTGCTGCTAACCCAACAAGCGGAATCCCCAGAGCAGCTGGAAGCACTAGTCCAGACAGCGTAAAAGGTCTAAACCAAGATGTAGTCGATGCGATCAACCGCAACGACGTCAATGCAACACTGCGTGCAATTTCACGCAATACATCAGGGCTCTACGCAGAGCTTGCGCGTCGGTTGGCTGAACTTAATTTGCCGACAAGCATTGTTTTTAATAACGAACGCGCACTGGTACGGCAACTAATTGATGACAGTTCCGCACAGCAACAGATTCGGTTGTTCGCATACTTAAGCCGTGTTGCGCCTGAAGTCTACGAAAAGTACTTTAAAGACTACGACAAGTCTGAAAATCTTGAGCGCGTCAATGAAGGGCTGACCAAACTCGGTGGCATTGACACAAACCCAGTGAATACCGAACTGGCTGCAGTTAAAGAAGCCTATCGTAAAAACATAACAGGCTTAACAGCACCGGGGTTCTTTGCGCCGACAATGGATGCTATTAACATCCGTCCCAACCCTATTCTTGGTTCAGATAACCGTGTTGTGCTACATGAGATTGTGCATGCGGCTACTGAGTTCATGTTGTATGGACAACTTGGCAACCTAACCACCGAACAACTTCAAGCCGTTGCAGACATCTACGAGATGTATGACTACGCCCAATCTAAACTACCACCCGGAGACTACGGGTTTACTAGCATCTCTGAGTTTGTTGCCGAGATAATGACCAACCAAGGTTTCCAAAACAAACTTAAGGCTATCCCATACCCTGCTAGAAAAACATCAGTACTAAATTCGTTCGTTAATTTTGTCGCTAACTTATTTGGATTTAAGAACTTGACTGGTGCGGCAATGTCGGCGGTTAACGATATTTTGTCTCCACATCGTCCTTCTGTTGTGAAGGCAGGGCCGCTACGCTTTGCTACAAACCCTCCCAAGAAGCGTGTGCGTGGGCCAATCAGTAAACCAGATACATGGCGAACTGCAGAAAAAGTAGAAACTACTATTAAAGAAGAAATTTCCAATGCCACTAAAGGTCGTATACCACTAGGTACGGCTTTAAAAGATTTGACCGGTGCGCTATGGAGTGCTAGTGGTTCTGGTGTTCGTTTTCTAATACTACCAGTACTAAATTTACGGCAGCTTAAAGATTTGACCCGCACAAAGTTTCCGCAACTTACGGGCGCGGTAGATATTGTTGAAAAAATGGTAGCGTATCGCGGACAGCGGATTAAAGTTGCCGAAAAGATTGTGCAGACATGGGGGCCTTTACAGGACAAGTATCCAAAACAATCGTCTTTAATGTCGCGCATCATGTTGGAATCTACCATACGTGCGCGTGACCCCGATGCTGGAGTCCCTGCAGGCGGCGTACCCGACGCCCTTGACAATGCGTATGCTGCTTTGCGCCCTGAGTTCAAACAACTCTATCGTGAAGTACGAGATTTCTTCGGTACTCAAGTAACTGAAATGGTTCGCACCATGAAACAGCGTGCGTTGGGTTTGCCTAAAGCACAGCGTCAAGAAATGATACGTAAAATCAACGATCAATTTGGTCCCGGCAAACTAGTATTCCCGTACTTCCCACTACGTCGTTTTGGAGATAACTGGTTTCAAATTGGCAAGGGGCCTAACAAAGAGTTTTATACCTTTTCAAACTCATTCAGCCGCAACCTTTCGTTTAACAAGCGTCGTCGGCAGTTGATGGCTGGCAATGCTCAACAAAAAGCAGCCGCAGATACTATGCGTATGGGTAATGGCATATCTGAGTTGTATTCTCAAAACATTGCTACAACCCAAGTGCTACGTGACCTTGAGGACACAATTAACAGTCTGACTGCTACAGATGTAGCAGGCATCAAGTCTGAGATAAAAGACAGTCTTAACCAACTCGTCTATATGCTATTGCCACAACAAAGCATGCGTAAGATGTTTATTAACCGTCGGGCTGTCCAAGGTGCTAGCAGTGACATGTTGCGTGTGTTTGCTCAGACTTCCGTGCGTAGTGCATATCAGATGGCTAGGTTTAAGTACGCCGAGCCTTTTGTCAACAACATAAACAACGCCCGTGACCATATTGATAGTATGGAGTCGGCGCATGCCATAACTCCTCAACAGGGTGGGGTATACCGTGACTACGTGTTGGAGTTGGAAAAGCGCACCAAAGTTATTCTTGGTGTTGAAGATAAGAGCGCAATAGCTCAATCCGTTGGCGCTATTACAGGCACTACGTTTTTCTTCATGCTGTCGGCTCCTGCTAGTGCGTTGCTTAACATTCTCGGTATGGCGCAACTTACAATGCCATATATCGGCGGTCGTTATGGCTACGCTAAGACTAATGTAAAAATGCTTAAGTACTTGGCGCTTTATGGGTTGTCTATGCCCGAGCGTTCGCTAGCGCCTTTGATGCGCGGTAATTTTGCACAGGTATCATTTCCATCTATTGTGGAGAGTAGCATTCTGGCTACGATGGACCCGATTGTGCAACGTGCGGCTAAGCGTTTTGTAGACGATGGAGACATTAACATCTCCATGACTAACGACATTTTTGATCTTAGCGAAAACCCATCGGCGCTCTACACTGGATACACTAATACCGCCAAGAAACTTTTGGCTGGCGTATTTCATCAAGCAGAACGACTTAATCGTGAGATTTCGTTACTTACTGTATTTGAATTGGCGTACGACAAGTTTACAAAACAACCTAAACGCAATATCCGTGGTGTGGTTGAGCGCGATAATTCTGGTAAGCCTGTGATGAATAAACCAAGCGAAGCGTTTGAACTTGCGTTGCAAGAAGCTCGTGATATTGGAGGCTTAACGCTTGGTGACTATACCCGCCAAACAAAAGGACGCATCTTTGCGGAAATTCCTACGCTAAATGTAGTCGCTCAATTTAAGCAATACGCTATCGGTGCTACATATAACATACTACGCAATACTTACTTATCTGTCGGTGCTCCATTCCGTAAGGCTGAGATTGAGCAGTTCCGTCAAGAAATGATTAAAGATGGTTTGCCACCAACGATAATTGACCAGCGCCTAGATGAGGCCGAGCAGATTCGTAAAGAAACATATCGCGAAGGTATGAAGCGTCTTGCGGGTATCCTCGGTATGTCGTTCTTGTTCGGTGGTATAGCTGCTCAGCCGTTCTTCTCCATGCTCGGTCAGCTCATTCAGATGTTTGCACCAGATGACGATGACGAGTTCTTTGATTGGGAGAACTGGTTCTACAACTACATGGAGAATGAAGTTGGTGGTTCAGCCGCAGCAATCTTTAAGAAGATGGGCATGGACGCCGAGAAATCCGAGAAAGCTGGCGTTGCCCTTGGCGAAGCGCTTGCACGCGGACCTGTTGCTACTATGACTGGAACATCGCTTGCTGATCGTGTTAGTTTGGATTTGAAAAACCTCTGGTGGCGCGAGGGTCGGTATTCTCCTGATGCGCGGCAATCATTACAGCAAGACATTATTGCTAACATCGGTCCAACTGTTGGGCTAGGGCTAAACTGGGCAGATGCTTGGCAGTTGGCAGGTGAAGGTCAGTGGGGTCGTGCGTTTGAAAAAGCTGCCCCTGCTATGTTTAGCAAAGCTGCTACTGCGTATCGTCTTGGAGATGAAGGTGCTACATCTAGTGGTGGTGAAGTTATTGGCGGGCTCTACCCAGAACAGTTCACTACATGGGAACTGGGGATGCAGGCTATTGGTCTACAGCCAGAGAAACTTGCACAGGCACAGAAGGCTGCTATCCAAGCCAAAACTTATGAGCAAAAAATCTTAGACCGACGCAACTCGTTACTTGACCGTCTATGGATGGAACGTGGCAAGCCTAGTTATGCAGATGCGTTGCAAAAATCGAATGAGTTTTCTTTAAAGTACCCAGAGGTTGCTATCGACGGCGATGCTGTTTCTAACTCGTTCGATGCTCGTGCAGAAGCTAAAGCACAAGCCGAAGCAATCGGCGCAAAGTTAAATGGGAAGATGCTAGGGCGCACCGCTCCTATGTTGCGCTACGGTATGCAGTAATTACCTACGCCAGACGCGTAGTCCCTTGATGCCGTCTTCAATGACGGCTTTTATTGCCACCCTAAACCCAAGCCGCTTAGTCACGGCTCGGATTGTGGTTTTACTTTCTTCTATTCTTAGGCACGGTATAAAGAACGACGTGCCTCTCTTAAACCTACGCCAGTTAATGTTGTAGTCAAGGTCATTTATCCTCATCGGCGGAGTCGGCCTCGTCCGTATCTGAAGTACCCATGAACGCATCGGGGTCTAGGAAATCACCCTGCGAGCAATCAAATACAAAGACGTCAACAGGTGGAATACCGCTAATCTTCGTACCTTTAGCCATGCGCTTCTTCACTATGCCGACATAGACGCCGTCGTTTGTAAGCGAGGCCAGCACATCTTTAATAGTGATCTGGTGCTCAGCACACCACGTCCGCAACTTCTTACAAATAATAAATAGCTTCTTAGTGTCAGGCTCCATCCGAATGATAAGTTCGCCCTGTGGTTCTAAGATAGGGAGCATCTCTACCCCAGTACGTTTGTCCGCCTTATCATTAATCACCAAAGTGTTGCGACGATGCTCGCTCCAGTATTCACCGATCACGCTAGCATGCGTAGTAACTGGGGGCTTATTCTCCAAACGCATCTGACCAAACTCAGCTGTAGCCCACTTGAGCACACGACCGACGTTAATGCTGTGAATCCCTAAACGCTTGGCAAACAATGCACCTGCTAGATTGCACGCCGCCACACCTGACCAGAACCGCTCGCGGTTGGTAAACCCCATCTGCTCATCAATGATGCGTTGTAGCTGTTTGACTTCAAGGATGCGCTCTTCCAAGTTCTCCACCAAGTCGCGCATGTAAATAGGGCCTGCATGACCATAGTTTGTGTACAGTTTGGGATACAACTCGTCAGCCTCTTGCTTAGTCATCAGCTTAGTCTCAGGGATTTGGTACTCAATTACCCGCATGAGCTCACCGTCAGGTGTGGACTTCAAGGACTTAAGCTTATCTACAGCAGATGCGTTTGAGGAACAGAGAAGGATAGTTTGCCACTTAGCCATGTTGATACGCTCAGAGTTCTCACTGGACTTCATCCGCCCACGGCCTCGGCCTTGTGAAACTGCATAGGCAAAGTCAGAGAAGTCGTCTGCCTTCATCTTGGTGATCTCGTCACAGCCTAAGCCCATATTGTTCATAACACCTAGTCGGTGCAAGCGCACATTCATAGTGTCGCGCTCGATCAGCATCAGTTCTTCTGGGTGCCCAAACACACTGTGCATAGCCTTGATCGCTGTTGTCTTGCCTGTGCCAGACTCGTTGTTAATCATGTTGACGATTGCGCCCTTTAAATTTAAGTGACGCATCAACGGCGCACCGAATGCAGTAAAGAACCCAAAGGCATGCGGCTCAAAACCCGGCTGGTCATACGCATTCACAACGCTTTGCCATTCCTCGTAAGAACCAACTGGGTTAAACCAATCTACAAGCCCCGAGGTGTAACTAGATGGTGGGCTGTACTTGTCGCCCTGTGCGGTGATTTCTTTCTCGCCAATAATGAATGACTGATTCTTCTCGGTCCAGCCGAATTGTGATCTCATAATTTCTGCTCCTTGTTTATATTGCATCTCTTTCACCGATCGAACGATGTAAGCCATGATGTTGTCCATTTGTTTTTTCAGCGCCACGACGCCAAACCAAGCCAGCCTTTCGCGCAACTTATCTGTTGTTAGTAAATCCACTACAGCCAAAGCAAACTCTTTTACGCCGTCACGGGGGGTGTGCAGACGCATCCAAATTGTTTCGCCCGCTTGCGGGTCTTTCAATCGCTTGACCACATATAGGTCATGCTCGTAAATCAAGTCGGCTTCAGGATCGTCCTCGTCATCTGACTTGCGGTAGACACCGCCGTTCTTACCTCTAAAGTATGGGAAGGGGTACTCAGGGACGTCATAGACAACCGTCTTTTCCTCAACCACATACTCAATCTTGTTGTCCTCGGGTAGCGCCGCCGCAATCTCTGCGCCGAGCGTGATAGGGGATTTGATCTTGCCTTTATGTATGCAACCTACGCAACCTGATGGATTGATAGCCTCCCACGACTCACATGTATAAGGTCCTCGTATTAGTTCAACTTTAGCAATCGTGGCATCAGGGTTGTAGTCTGGATGGTCTCTAGATACATCATGGATAGCTGTATCAACATCGGTACAGAACTTAGCAATAGACAATGTCGCACGCCAGCGCGGTTCATCTAAAATCTTCTGGTCAGCAATGGCCCTAGCTAGCTGCAGACAGCCTGTTCCGTTTACGTTCTTGTCTACTATGATTTGGAATCGGTGCTGTCGGTTGCCCATCAGCGCCTTAGTCATATCATCTGCAAATGTAGGCAAATAGTCAGGCGTCTCATCCATCACGCCTAACTTGTCTTTGAAATCCTCAAACGAAATATCGTTGCCCATCACCATAACTGCTACTTCTAGCGGCGGCTCGGCTTTGTGGTTGAGCGTATCTGGCATCCTCAGTATGGATGCGGCATCAGCCGTGCGGCTAGGGTCGGCCTCTAAGCCTTCCTCATTACACAAAACTTTCAAACGCTTAGCCGCATTCACCCACTCTTTGCGGGCAATCGGCGCAGTCAAAGGCCAATAGACATGTAGTCCTCGACCCGAATTCACTACAGTCGGCTTCGGTAATCCTACGGTTTTGCAAAAACCTTTAAGTGCTTCTAGTCCCTCAGACTGATCCGCATATGGCTTACCTGTTCCGCAGTCAATGTCAAGCCAAAATGACTTGATGTTCTTCACGTTATCGTTAGTACGTGAACCTGATTCTTCATACTTTGCGCAAGCAAAATAGACGTCAAATTGCTCGTCCAATAAATCTTGAACGGCGTCTTCTACACCCTGCATATCCTCAACAAATATTTGCCGAGGGTGACCTGTCTTCTTCAGACCGACCACGCAGTACCACCCGTCAGGCGATAGCACCGCCGACAGTAACCCTGCTCTTGTCATAGCCGCCTCTAAGAAATGCGTCGGAGGGGCGCGGCGAGCCCCGTCCAAACGCTACTGAACAAACCCAACCTTAGAAAGCATCTCGTTAATTTTTGCTTCGTGTACCTTGCGTGGAATCCAATCGCCTGAGAACCATTTATAGATTGTCATGCGGCTAACTCCAAAGTACTCAGCGACTTCACGAACGGGATAATCTTTCTTAATACAGAATCGCCCCAGCTTTACGCCGGAGCTCTCTGTACTTGCTTCTTGGTTGGCGCGAACGATTCGAGTTGCGTAACCTCTGTTATCCATTACTCGTCTTCAGTCCACTGTTTGAGCACGTCATTGAATTCCTTCTTAGTAGCGGGCTCGGCGTTCTTCTTGGCAGTACGCTTTGTTGGCTCAGGCATGATTTCTTCATCCTGTGCTTTAGGTGCGGGTGCGGCAATCGCTTTCTTCTTAGGCCCATCAGTTTGTGATGGAGTTTGTACGACAGCGGCTTTAGCGGCAGGGCTATCACCTTTGTCTTTAGCAGACATCCACTCTTCTTTGGATAAGAAACGCACGGGTTTGAAGGTCAACTTAGGGGTATCGCTATCACTGTCCATACGCATCTCTGTTACCAAAGTGCTGATGCTCTTGCCTTGCGCGCCGACATACTTAGCGTATTGTTGGAACGGCATCTTGTCTACATCGCCACGACCGAAGATTGACTTAGCGGGCAACACCAACTGAAATACATCGCCTGCAACGTCGTCGGCTAATAGAACAGCCAAGCGTTGTTGGTAACGGCAAGCGCGTGAATCGCCTTGACCAGAACCTTTGATGTTTTGCTCACAGCCTTCGCAAGAAGAATGTTGTGGGTACTCGATGCTTGCATCGGGCTTGTCACCGTCGTTAGACCAGCAATCAGGGTGCGAAGTCTCACCAGCAACATACTTACCAGCATAGAAAGAACGCGACACTTTTGTCGCACCATTAACAATGACGATGTTCATTGAACGGTTTTCATTCTTGGCAATCTCTTCACCACTGACCATCATGCGAAACACACCACCACGGATGGAGATGCGCTTCATGCCAGTATTACCAGCAAGCGCTTTGGTCATGTCGTCGAGGCCGACGTCCTTTAGGTAGTCAGGGAGATTGTTGCTAAAGAGCGCGAGGTCGTTACTCATTTGATTTTCCTTTGATAAAGTTGTATATAACATTTGCGTTGTACATCAGTTCTGAAACTGATGTGTATTGCTTGGACTGTTTGTTCAGCTCAAGCGCCTGATCTACCGCACGCTCTCGGTAGAACATTTCGTCGCGTTCCCTGCGGAACGCTAATTCTTCAATGTCCATTACTTCCTCCGGATGGTGATTTCATATTCTCGGTCGATATTCAATCCCATAGGTTCACTATCAGGATTGTTATCCAAGAACTCTTTCATATTCATTTGATGAATACGTTTTTCTAGCAACTGCATTGCTTCGTGCTCGCGCATAAAGGTGTAGAAGCTTTCCCAGTCATTAGTCCAATAGCGGTCTTTGACGGTTCGATACGCAGTTCCCTGCGGTGTTGAAAAGCTAGTAACGCCAGTCTCTTTAGAGACCTCAAGTAACTTTTGCTTTAGGGTAGTCATCTGCTCTTCTAGCTCGGCAGTATCAGCCTTATACTTTGCGTATATAGCATCTTTTGAATCGCGAATCTTAATATAAGCGCCGACGATTTTGTCAATAGAAACATCTTGTTCCATACTCTTACTCCAATTTGTTTTTTATAGGTGTTGGTGATGCGTTCACATAAAGCAGTGTGGTTCAACTTACTTGGTATTTGCACAATTCAAGTAAATACGGCGCTAACCCGCATTACACACCACCAACAAAAATCATTATACTCTATTTGTTGACTTTGTCAAGAGTTAATTTCATTTTTATACAAATCAATAATCTTGTTATGGAAGTCCAATTTGTTTTGCAACATTGAGTAGAGTTTTGTTTCTACTGGACTACCTTCAAGATGCACGATTGTCATAGGGTTACGCTGTCCGGGTCGATCGATACGCGCGTTTGCTTGCAGGTATGTTTCAATCGACGTGACAGGAGCGTACCACACGATTACGTTCGCCGCAGTTAGGGTAACCCCATGTGCCGCCGCTTGCGGTTGAATCAAAAGTACTCGTGGTTCATCTGACTCTTGAAACCTTTTGAAGATATCGGTACGCCTTGACACGCTTACAGAGCCATTGATTATCTCTGACGTTACCTTGTTCTTTGTTAGGAAATCCTGTACTAGATTTAGTGTATGTGTAAAAGGTATAAATACTAAAACTTTATGGCTTGCTTCTTCAATAACTTCTAACAAAATGTTTAATCTACTGGACGCATCAAACTCAATTACATTTTTAGTATCGGTATATACAGCGCCACAAGATATTTGGAGCAACTTGTTTAGTTGTGCCGCCGCATTTACGGCAGAAACCTCGTCGCCAACTGCCTCAATCAACATTTCTTTCTTGAGGTCTTTGTAGTATTTAGATTGTTGTGATGTCAGTGGCGCAAACCGCGAAGTATGTGTTACATCAGGCAAGTCAATGCAATCTTTTTTCTCAAAACGAATAGCGGGTTGTAGTAAGTTATGCACAATACTTTGGGCTTGTGGTTTTGGAATCCACTTAAACCGTGTAAATTGGTACATAACAACGTCGCGAAATGCTGTGTATAAGTGTGGGGTTCTTGCTGGCACACATAGTTTGGCTAAGCCATAAGCATCTAGTGGTGATTGCGCTGCGGGTGTACCCGTCATCATCCATACCCAAGTATCAGGAGTGACGATCCTTCTCAACGTTTTAAACCGTTCAGTCTTTGGGTTCTTGTACGCATTAGCTTCGTCAATGATGACGAGGTCAAACCCACCAGCCTTGAGTTCTTCCTCAACGATTGCCACCCCATCGTAGTTAATGATGACGTACTCGGCGATGCCTTCAACAATAGCCTTGCGTTTCTTGCGATCTCCGTGTGCCACATCTACGTGGCGATGGACAGCAAATTTAAACAAGTCGGCTTGCCATGCGGCTTGCATGATGGACACAGGACAGATAACCAATACCCGTCGTATGTATTCCTGCTCAAGCAGGTAATCCGATGCCCAGATAGCTGATGCAGTCTTACCAGTACCTTGTTCGTTAAAACAAAAAGCGCGTGGGTGCAATGTCAAAAAGGATGATGTTTCCTTCTGATGGTTCATTGGTTTGAAAAGTCCGGGCCAGTTGTAATCGCGTTCAATCGGGGACGGCACATCAGGTAGCCCTAATGTCTTAAGCATCTGTGCTTCCTTCAACCCCCAATGGACAGCCACCGAACCGTCAGTAGTCTCGGTGCTTTTAGCAATCGTAGAAAGAATCTTTTGCGGTTCTTCTGTTTCAATCAGTAGGTACTTGTTGTCAATTACTTGCATGTTCATACCTTTATCCGAGCCATAGGTGCATACTGGTCAATGACATTGTGGGTTTCTACTTCACCCAAAGCAACAAGACGCTGGGCTACAACATTTAGATAGTCGTCTTCAAGAGGGGTCTCCATAGAAATCCAACGAGTTCCATATGAAAGCATCCAAGCGGCACGAAGTTGTTCCACGGTTAACTCAAACGCTGGGTGTTTGTCCAAGTCGGTGCTCCTAAGATTTACTTGTCGTGGATAGCTTTGAGGCAGTGTTTTGCTTATGGTGGCGTTGTTGCCGATGTGAGTGATGTATGGGCCAGATCCGATTTGTATCATCGAAGACCCATATAGCAAAGCATTAGTATTTGCCTCTTCTATTGCCTTATTTAACCCCGTGGTCGGATCGGCGAGCATATGATCTATTGTCTGTTGCAGACTTGACGCGCAAGTTTGATCTTGTGGTTTTTCCGCCTTTACTAAGAGGTTTTTTGTGATCGACATCTTTTCCATCTCCCTTGTGAACTAATCCTGCTTCTTCCATGATGCGCCGTGCTTTGTTGCGCTCGGCTCTTTTTTTCTTAACGGCGGGCGTGCCGTCGTATGTTTCGTATTCGTGTTTGTATGGTCTTGGCTTATTGACGTAGGGCATAGGGACTCCTAAAGTTTCTTGCTGTTGTGTTCGCAGTCGGTTACAGGGCACCAACCACGGCAGGTAAAGTTTGGTCGAGGGTTCCAAACATCCGTAATCATCGCACTCTCTAGCTGATTTGTCTCGGGTATCCACTTGCTCCAAGCATCAGTTTGTTGATCTGCATTGAACTCGGCGCGGACCAAGTCTTTGACAACCAAGAACATCAAACCAGCCTTGATTGTTTTGACTTGTGGGAAGTGTTTAAAGGTTAGTAGGGACAGCAGTTCGAGTTGTTTCTTGTCGGCGTACCGACTGGACTTGCTAGTCTTGTAATCAATGATGCGTGCTTTCTCACCATCAATAACCAGTAAGTCAGTAATCCCACGAAACCAAACATCTTTATCTCTGAATCCGCAGGGCTTCATGTCCTTGGTCAAGCCCATCTCATGCTCACATAACTTCTCACCTGACAAGGCTTTCAGTGGGTCAAGGAACGGCTGGATGTAAGCGTACTTTTCTGGTATCGGAGTACCATCACGCACGTATTCTTCTGCTGCCTTATGAACCGCACTGCCGTAGAGCAAGTGTTCCTGTGGTGGCTCGACGATATCCTTGACGATACGCATCCTGTGGTACTTGCGGGGGCACTGCTGAAACAGCGAGATGCTTGAATACGACCATGTGTAATTCACGTTAAGTTCCATTTCTCAATAGACATTTTCTTACTGCAGTCGCCGTAGTTTTTACCTACGCCAATCTCACACGCTAGAGGTAGTGTCTCGGCCCATTTAGGTTTCCAACGCATGCACTCATCCACATATTTAATAGCTTCATCGCGCTCTGCTTCGGGTACTACACATGCCACGGCATCATGCACGGTTAAAACTGGCTGATATCTTTTAGATATCTTTAGCATTTGCTCAGCAATAACACAGCGTGCTAGAGCTTGACATAAGTTCTCCACTACCTTGCCGCCGTAGATTCGTACTGTGCCTTTGCGTGTATCGTAGACGTACTGTGCTCGGCCCCGATCATCAACTTCAGTGGCACGCAGATTCATATACTTGAGAGGTAAACCGCTAGGTAGATCATAGCCAATTCCGGGAAGAACGCTTACTGCCTGTGGTTGTTTCCCAAATGTAGTAGTAACAAGTTTTTCACTTGACAACGCATCAAGTGTGTTGTGTCCTTCATCCCATAACGCAGGGACATAGGGAAACTCTTGGCGATATACCTTCAAGATATGTTGGCACATGTTGTCGCCCAAACTTACCCCAAAGTTCTTTAGTTGTAGTTGAAACTTCTTCCAACCCATGCCGTAGCCAGCACCAAGAATCGTAGTCTTACCCACAAATCTTTCGGCATCATCAATCTCTTCAACTGGTTTGTTATATATCTTCGCCGCCATGATCTTGTACACGTCCAAACCTTTTGCGAACGCACTTACTAAATCAGCTTGCCCCGCTAACCATGCAACGATCCGCGCTTCGATCTGTGAGGAGTCGGCGTCCATCATGACGTAGCCTTCGGGTACTACGATAGCAGTCTTGAGAGGTGACTTGCGCGGTATGTTCTGCAAGTTCAGTTTGTCGTCCCCGCCCCAACGCCCTGTGTGTGCGGCATAGTATCTCAGCGGTACTGGAAGGCTACCGCGCTTCGCTATGGAGATAAATCTTTGTGTGCGTGTCTCTTCTAGTGTGGACTTTGTCCCAAGCCGTGCGGCAACAAGTGCTTGCACTCGCTCGTCCCAATGCTCTGCTAGGGCCTTGAACCCTTCATCGCTTTTAGCTAAAGCCAACGCCATCTTTCCTGTCGTGGGGCTAACCTTCATGGGTGGTGGAACACCATACTCAATCAGTCGCTCAGCAAACTTCTGATTGGACATAAGAACTTCACGGTCGGCGCATGCCTCAGCGATCAAGGCTTCCTTCTTCTCTTGTACTTGTACAAGATGCTGTTCAAGTACTGGTAGATCAAGACGCAAAGTCGGCTCTGTGAACATACGCAAAGTCATATCTATTAGACGTAGCTCAGGCTTTTGGAAGTTTGCTTGTAGGATTTGGAATAGGTCGTAGGTCAGCTTGACGTCGTTCTTGCAATACTCGCCGTATTGTTTTAGGTCTGCTTCAGTGAAGTCGGCGCGACGCTTACCCATTGCCGTAACAACCTCAGTTCCCTTGACCCCTAAGCCGTAACGCTCAGCGGCTTTTGCTAAGCTATTACCTACCTCAGTGCCGTCAACAGCACGAAGCATTGCTAGGGTATCAAGAAGAACTTTTGGTTTAATACCAAACCGCCACGACAAAATCGCGGCATCGAACATGCAGTTGTGTGCAAGAAGAAAAGACTTATCCCAAGGAAATTGCATGAGCCACTCTTTGGTGGCTTTCATGTCCCCACTAAACCATGCAGTTTCCTCGTCGTTTAATTTAACGCCAACGCCTATGGCTTCAAAGCGATCATCACGAATGTATTCCTCCGTCGTCAGTTTAGATAGAGAGAAGTCTTTGTCATAGAACGTCTCGAAGTCAAGTGCAATCAGGTTCATGCAATCTTTCTGTTAATCCACCAATGCTTTAGGTCGTACCACACGTCTACCAAACCAATGCACGCCCTATCCATTAGAGGTATACGACTTTCAAGGTGCGCTATCCGTAGTTTTAACTCGGCGTTTTCTAATAGCAACTCGCTGTTGTGCATGGACATAAGGTTCCATGCTTTCTGTACGTCCGCACTTACACCTTTCATTTTCATACGCCACCCACTTTCATAATGCCATACTCGGAACGCTTCCAAAGAAACGCAGTAGACGGTGTAGCCCCAGCACTAAATAACTCTGCTACCGTATAAACATTCTTGTTATGTCTTGGATATCCCGGGCCAACGTATCTCTTCACGTCTCGGTAGTGTGGTAGGTAAGTGATGCCATTTAGTTTATAAACAGCGTACTGATGTAACTCGGTGCGGTCGTCGTCTTTTGCTTTTGTAGTCATTTAGTCACCTCTGGCTGTGGTGAGAACTTAGCAATCTCGCGGTTCAGATACCAACGTGCTTTGCATAGGTCTTCATAATGACTACCTTTGTGGTCGGCGCGACTAATGTATTTAACTACGTTACCAAGGTTGTAGCCAAACTCTTTTGCGTCGATGAAGTCGATAGTCTCGATACCGCCCACTTTGTAATGTGCGGGGTGATCTACTAATTCAGCTATGCGTTGTTCAGACCTACCCTTACTTACTTCGTAAGCCAAGTCTTCTATAGCCTTATCGCTTGTTACTGCGCCCATAAACGCCCATTTATTTTTTGTCTTCAAGATCGGTGGTAACAATAGTTCTTGCTTTTTGTTATCCATGTATCGAATGTTGTGTACGTATTGCGCTGTTGCACCAGTGGCGTCGGCGACTACCTGTGCTTTTGCATTTGGGTACTTTGCTAAATACTTACGAACTTTTGCGCTGATCATTGATTTTCTTGCCATAGTTTTCTCCATTAAATTAAAAAGGGGCTTGTTCAAGTTGGGGTGGTGTTTGATGTTTCAATAGTTTTTTATGTAGCCTTTCTAGAATCTTTCCGTCTACTCGCTCGAACGGATTCCAATCGTTCTTGCATATTTTTGATATGTGTTCTTCGTTCTTCATCAATTGCCTCTTGCGGGATAAAGACTTCTTGGGTTGTAAATCTGTGTTCGTTTCCACATTCTCTCCTTCGTGTATGCCCAAAAGTGGGCGATTCTCTAGTTGTTTTAACTGTCGACCAAGCGTTACAGATGGGACATTTCATTTATCCTCCGATAACATAAAGATTGCTACAAAAGTAGCAACAACAACTATTGCGCCAAGGCACATTAGAAATACTATCCAAGCGATTGTTTCAAGCATTGTTCTTCTCCTTAAGGTCCGTCATAGCGGTCGTTTTGAACAAGTTAGGTCTGTTTTGTCCGCTATGGCTTATACTCTCTTTCTCCAACTTAGCCAGTCGGTCACCCAACTCGCGTATCAGCATCCGAGCCACGGCTAGTTCTTCCATAAGCTCAGAAACTGTAACCTTCCGGTGAGTCTTTTCTGGCACTTCATACACGGCGGGTTTGCTTATCTTTTCTTCGCGTGTGGTTTTGCGCATTTTTGTCCCGATCGGGGTATTTTTTATCACTTCAGAGTGTTTTTGTGCATTTATGACCTGATCGGGATATTTTTCAGGCTCTTC